TGATTTACTTAAAGTTGCGTCTTCTGTGAATAAAGCTAATTTAAATGCGTTACCTGTAGGTGCTCCACTTGAATCGTTAAAATTATGTCCACCTTGTAGAATTTCTACTTTAAATGAATTACATATTGCCGATGTTATTGCCATAAAAATCTCCTATTACTGAGGCGCTGACTCGATTGGAATTCTAATTGTACCATCCGTGTAATCGTCTCGTCTTCTTCTTCCAATTTGCATCGCTGCAAACTTTTGTAGTTCAGTTTTATACTTTTGCTCGTATAATGTCAACATATCAGTTGGACCTTTTAAAAAAGAATATGCTTCACACAAACAAGCATATAATAGCCCTTGTGGAAAGTAATTACTAACATAAGTTCCGCCAGTATTAGTCTCTAAACCAGTTGGCATGGCATTATAATGAATAATATATTTGTAATTTTTATCAGGTGTAGGAGCTACATATACGGCTCCAGACGTAGCTGTGCTAGTTCCAGTAGTAGCACCACCATACATAGAGTAATATTTTGGTAATCCTGTTGTGTCTTGCGCTGCAACACCTCCTGCAGTGCCTGTCAATTCTCCAACATATTCAGATATAAAAGTTTGATCACGTCTTTCTAACCATACTCCTTCACCTGTAGTAGCACTTGTAGAATCATATACTTGAATACCTCTAACAAATAATAAACCAGTAGGCATTGTAATTGAATTAAAATCTGTAGCAAATTGTGCTTCTGCTTGAAGTCTATCTGAGTCCATTGGTAAATCTAAATTAATTCTATGTTCAGAATTACGAAGAAATCCATTTATAATAGCAGCAGTAAAAACATTACTATCTACTTCTGTGTAATTTCTAATATCTGTTGTTAGATCTGAATAACTATATGCCATAATTAAGCTCTATCATTTACGGGTCCAATTGTACACTGAAAACCGCCTCCTGTTTCTGTGCTTGAAGCATTAGATACTAAAGGCACTGTTATAGAATTATACTGTGTTTCAGTTGCTGGTTGAGCTCCTGTTTGAACTGTTGTTCCAATAGCAGTTGCTAAATAAGATCCAAAAACTTTTGCTCCGCTACTATGTGTAGTTGCTGTAGTATTAGCTAAAGTTATTCCTTTAAATGGTGCAGATGTTCCACGTGTACATCCTGTTAAATCGTTTCCAGATTTACCTGTGTATTGAATTACTTCATTTAAATATTTTCCATAATTAGTTGTGTCTGGAGTTGTGTCAATTTTTTCTATCATAATAAAACCAGAAGTAGGAAACTCAGTTGCATCTGTTAAAGTAATTGTTGTGACAGAATCACTTATGTTTCCGTTTAGTGTATTTTCTAATTGTAAAGTAGAAACTGCAACACCACCAACAGGTTTTTTAACAGATTGAAATCTAACATAACTAGTTCCATCATTTATTTGATTTGATGGATAAGATACACTTAAAGTTCCAGATGCAGCAGTGGTTGTAAAAGGATTGTTAGGTAAAATATCTTGTACAGGAAACTCAACTCTAGCCGGTCTTGCATTCATTAAACCTTGTGGGTCAGCCCCTACGGGATGTGGTTCTAATTGTGGTTGCTTAGGTTCAAATTCAGAAATATGTACAAACGCACCAGTCCATTCTTTTACCATTTCTCGATATGGAAAAGCTGCTCCTGATCTATCAGATATTGCTAATGCTCTACTACCTTTTGCGAATCTAGCCATTATACATTTGGATAGTATGTCTTCGGAGTAATGAATGTGCTAGCTGCAGAAACATCTTCAGATAGTGCTCGAGCTAATTCATCCTCGTACAACAACTTCATCTCCTGTGTTCTTTGTGGTGCAAATTTCATAGATAAATAATATGACAGTCCTGAAACCATGCATGGTACAAATCTAAAAGGTGCATCACTTGCGTTAGTATATGCTCCTGCATCTTGAATTCTTTTTACATAATAAACATTTAAAAAATTTGATGCAGCAGTTGCGTTAGGCATAGGATAAATAGTAATTGTAACTTTATCTATAAATCTTTGTACCCAAAATTGTGAAGGTGTTCCAAGTGATGCTTTGTTTGCTGTTGCAGAATAAGCATCTCTTGCAACTTTAGTTAAACCAGTATCTGATTGAGATGTGGTATTATAATTTTGTCTATAAGTAACATTTAAAATATCTGAAATACCATAAACGTTAGCTGTTGGAACTGTTGTAGCTTGTGGTGGTTCTCCTCCTCCAGGAACATCTGAAGAATTTCTATAAAAAGTATAAATACCAGAACCTTCAGCAGTAGCATCTACATTGGTTGATGAACCTACAACTAAATTAATATTAGTATTTCCTACTTCCCAAAAATGTATTCCTCTATTGCCCCATTCTTGAAAAAGAATGTTTAAAGATCTTCTTGCAGTTTTTATTTGATGACCTGCAGTTCCGACTAAACCAAGACGTTCGTATGCATCAGCAATGATCTCATCAATTGAAAAGTTTTGATCAAATGCGTAGGCTGAGGAAGTAGTATTCGCCATTGGCTAACCCCTTAAAATGTTCCGACTATATAGAAAAAGTCACAGTTAGTTACATCTGCATATATTCCAGTGTCCGCATAAATACCAGCTCCTGGTAATTTAAATTCATGAACATTGTTAGCTGCTGTACCAAACTTACCATGAAAAATTAATTTAGAAGCAGTTGTACCACTACCTATTTCATTATAAAGTTTAATTTCAGCGTCCGCTGCAGAAGCTTGACCATATACAATCATAATATTTGCTTTAGTAATATTGGTTGCTACACCACCTACTAAAGATTGTACTTGTCCATCTGCTGCTAGAATTACCGATTGTCTAACTTTTGATGTTATTGACATAATTTTATTCTCCTTAAAATTTATGTGGGGCCGAAGCCCCACACTAAATTAATTATTAACCTACGTTAGCGTTTTGAATGTATCTAACTGTTAACCATCCTTCACCGGCTCCAACGTTAGTGTTCGTTAATAGAATTCTTCTATCCGAAGTACCAATGTCTGCCCATGCGTCAACTCTAGCTTTGTTAGCACCAGCTGTAATTTTAATGATACCTAACGTACCACCAGCAATTGCGCCAGCTGCAGTGAATGCAGTTGCATCACCAACATAACCTAAGCCAGTTGTAGACGCAGCACCACTCCAAATAACACTTACAAATAAATCTGCTGCAACCAATTGGCTGTTTGCAGGAAGTATTATGCTTGTTGTAGTAGCTGCTGCTGTTTGGTCTATTTTTTCTGTCTGTGACATTAAAACGAAACCAGTATTTTTCATATCTGTTCCAACAGTAGTTCCAGTAGTATTTTTAATTCCACCAGCTAATATTGGTCCAGAGAATGTAGTGTTTGCCATAATTTTATCCTCCTAATTTCCGAACATAGTCTTTAGGCCGTCGACTATACGCGTCTATGTTCTATTTTAATTGTATAGTAATTTATTTATATATTAGATTTTAGTAGAGTGCAAGAGAGCCTGTAAAGAAAGTGCGATTTCAGCGATGTAGCTTTTGTTCTAAGTAGCTACAGAAACTTGCGGAGCGGCATCTTCAATAGTGTTATGCCTGTGAGCAATAGCTGCTTCTTCCAGCTTAATGTCAGTAATGACTTTTTTAACTTTGTCATCGATTCTGACCATTTCAAGAGTATACTTACCATTAGTAAGATGCTCCTGTTCCCACTTCAACTCCAAGGACCTTTTTTGTTTGTATAGGTCTTGTATCATCAACAACCTCCTCATAGGTTATTCTGTTTACTCGGTCGTCATATGAGTTTCCGAGATATTCCCAGTTTATACTCTTTTCTCCCAATTTGTCAAGGATTGATTGTTCAAGAGAAATAGCATTATCTTTTGACAAAACGTTAAATTTTGCAAAATGTTCGTATGCCCATATTTTTACTGTGAATGTTTTCATGAATCTCACCATGTTATTTTTAGAATGTGGCCGAACTATGTCCGGCCACAAAAATGTTTAACTTTGCTTACGCACCTTCGCAACCGAAGATACCTCTAAAGTCAGATGCGCCAAAAGCGTATCTTTCTCT